ACCGTTTCCGGTTCGTTGCGTTCGGCCTTGATGCCGGTAATGGTTTCAAGCATCGCCAGCAATGCGTTTAATGCTTTCTCACGGGTGCTATCTGGCATTTGTGTTGTTCCAGTGCTTGACGATCAGTTCCGGCAAACGCGCCTGCCAGCGCGACACCATCGCGTCGATATTTGTGCGTTTTGAAATGCGAACCTGCGGCACGAGAATGAACATCGGCACCGCGCCATATTTCAAAATTTCCTGTGTTCTTTTGATCCGGCCAGAACCAAGAAGCTGACTGTTCACAAAGGCGCGGTCCTGAACCCTGCCGGTTTTGGCGTTTTTTATTTGCGCGCGCCCAACCCGCGCAAATAACAGCAAATGGCCTTCGCGGGTTTTCTGAACAAAGGTGTCGTGCAACTGGTCGATTGCATAAATGACCTTACCGCCACGCTTGCCGCCCTTGCGGTTGAAGTTCGTCGGAATGGTCAGGTAGCGCCCGTTTTTCGCACGAACGGTTGTGCCGGTATCAAGCGCCCAGATCGCGCCGCGTGTGCGTTCCCCGCCTTTCGGATAGACAAACGCAAATGAGTCAGTCGGTCCACCGCGCCCCTGATAAACCCGAACCTTCCACACATTGCCAAGTTTACCCAAACCAGCCCCCTTCGCATCACGTTTAAGGTCTGCCTGTAATCCTTTACCAGCTTCGCGCAGCCCCTTGCGGATCGCCCTGCCAGCAACACGCCATTCGTTAGCAACCTGCTTGCGAAGGTCGCCCTTTATCGCCGCTGTTAATCGCATGGGACTGTCCGATAAATTCAGTGATTACAAATGGGCTTCGACAGATAGAATCTTCCCGGTGCCGTCCAGCGAAGGCACTCCCTGAACTGTCAAAACTTCCCCGCTGATTTCCAGCGTGTCGCCGGATTTCATCGTCGGCGCGTTATTCTTTTTGATCAAAAACCGGTTGCGTCGCGATGAAGTTTCCTGCCCGAAAATCGAAACCGTTTCATCCGGGCGCGACGGGATAACCGCGAGGGGCACACCGTCCCCGGTGCCCCCTTCGCGGTAAATCGCCATCACGGCAAAACCGTCATCAGGATCGAAGAAACCGGCAAGGTCGTCGGCATCCTCAAACATTTTTTATTCCTTTGACTGTTCGGTGCCAGCGTCTGGCGATGCCTTTGCTGTGCCGCGCGTTGAGGGCTTGGCTTTTTTCATCGTGATCAGTTCCTTCGCCATTTCGGTATCAAGCGAAACGGAACTGCCAGCGGAAAGAAGCTTGCCTGCCACGAAGGTATTGCGCAGGATTTCGATTTTAATCTTGTCAGCCATTGCCTGAATTCCTGTGTTAAATGCAGTGTCAAACGCGAAAGGACCGCCGAAGCAGTCCTTTTCGCGTCATAACATTTGACGGGTTTGTTAAGCCGTAAGGGCGTCAAGCATCGCAGCAAAGCTTTCCGCGTGACGGACCGCGATATCAATATCCTGAAAGGCACGCACGATGGTGCCCCCGCTATCGCCAGAACTGTACGGGTCAACCTGAAGATCTAGAACGCCCCATTCACCGATCAGAAGGTCAGACCAGTTACCGAAAATGATGCCGGAACAAACGCTATCGGCACTGCCCTTGGTAAGATTACCAGGCACCTGATTGCTTGCGCCCGCCCGATAGCCGTTCACCATACCAAAGCCGGGTTCGGTGCTATCACCCCAAACGAACTGACCTGTATTTGCAGCCTTTTCAGTGCTTTTCAGCTTGCCGCGCACCTTGGTATTGGTCAGATAGGCGAGACTGCCGACGTCCGCGTTATCTTGTGCAATTTCGGTTTCAAGGTCGATCATGTTCTGCCAGGTCGGTGCAGCACCATTGGCACCACCAACGACAGCACCGATACCAACCGTATTGATGATACCGGTTGGCTGGTTGCTGCTACCAGTACCTGCGATAGAAGCAAGGTCGATACCAAGAGCCAGAACCTTGTTCAGATCGTCGCGAACAACGTTTTCAACATCCGGGCTGGACTGCATCATCAGGCGACGGGTGAAGCTGGTCTTTGCCGAAATGGTCTTTGGCGTTAGCGGGACGGTACCGAAAGCCTGATCCGACCCCGTGGTGTTATCGCCCTCACCCAGCCAATAGGCGGTTGCACCACCGTTCAGCTTGGGGATGTCCAGGTTACCCACCAGACCAGACATCATCTGCGCACCAAGTTGCGTCACCATCATGCGATTGCGCAAAAGGTCGATAAACGACCCGGCCATATGCGTGGTGCCGACCAGGTTGCCCCCGTTTGCAAGGGCGCCCGCCGTCAGTTCACGTTTAAGGACGTCATAGGGCACAAAGAAACCGCGCGCTTCGCGTTTCAGCTTGTCTGCGATGGCTTCGGATGCTTCGCGTTCAAGCCCTGCCTTGCGCCAATCGTTCTTGGCCGCCGCATTGATCGCCCGCAACAGGCTGTAATTGCGCTGGTCATTTTCACCCATACCGATTTCGGTATCCGGTGTGCCGGCCCTTTGCAGTTTCTTTTCCTGTTCGGTCAGAACCATCTTGCGAAATTCATCAACCGGCATGGCTTCGTTGGCGGCTTTTTCCGCAGCATCCAGCATGCCAAACCGCTTGCCAATCGCGTAAATTTCCGCCGTAGCTTCGCGCGCGGTCTTTTCAGCCTGTGCACGAATTGCGACAGTATCGATCGGGTCCGGCTTCGGGGTTGCCGGAATAGTGTTGTTTTCGGGCGGCATCGGTTTCTCCTTTATGCCAAAAATCGGAATGTCATGTGCATCGTGTTCGGCCTGCCGACCGACGCCAACCGTCGTATCGGCAGGAATGGAAACGATGCTGATTTCAAGCGGCTTCCAGGACGTGACACGATAGGTCGCCACATCGTCCTTTTCTTCGACCAGCCGCAGTTCGTGAATTTCGTACCCGACGGAAACGTTGCCTCGGATATCGTCAAGAACATCGCGAAAGATTTCTTCGGCACGCGCGCTTTTCCCAAAGCGCACAACCGCCCGACCTTTTCGACCGGCTCCGATTTCGGCTTTCTCGATAACCCCAATCTGGTCACGCATATTGTGATCCATAAGAAGAGCGGCATGCCCGGTTTCCAGCCAGGACAAATCCACTTCACCCTTGTCGTGACCAAGGATTTCAATGCCCCACCATCGCTGGTAAGGCTCTTCAGAAGAAAACGACAATTCGACTGCGCGCGTTTCTTCAGAATTTTCCATACGAACCAGCCGGGCAGTACGGTGCTGTACGCCCAGCCGAATACGGTCAGCATTAATTTCCGGTGACATTTTCACCCTCATCATCTTGCCCAGGCACAGTGCCCGGCTGGTTTACAGGGTCGCCCAGCTTAACCCCCATTTCTTCGGCCAGTTTTTGTTCGGCGGCCAGTTCTTCAAACACATCGCGCACATCGCGCCCCTGATCCGCTGCAACCCGTGTGCGGCTGGTAACGCCAAGATTGATGTCGCGTTCTGCGGCTTTGCTGTCTTTGTCTGGGTCCACCCATTTCCAACGACGCGGAAACCAAACCGGGGCGTTGAATTTATCGAATTTGCGAAGGGGTAACGGTATCGTCCCGGTTAACAGTGTTTGTTCCAGAAAGGCCGGGAACACACGTTGCAACAGGTTTTCGATCAACCATGATTGCAGGATCATCCATTCGTCGCGTTCTTCCTGCACACCGCCGCGCATGGATGAAAAGTTCACACCTTCAAGGTCATTTGCGAGGCCGTTATAGGAAACGCCAAGGCCGGATGATGCGCCCCTTAAAACCGACTTCATAAAGTAGGGCATTTCGCCATTCGGGTAGGCTGGGTCATATTCCCGAAATTCATACCCAGCGGGCACAATATCGAAATGGCCAGGAACCGCTTCGTCAATAAAGTTGCCGTCTTCGTCCTGTTCGTCCGTTCCGGGGGCAAACCCAGCCCCTTCATCTCGTTGCTGATAAAAGCCCATCTTTGACGCACCGGCGCGCGCGGCAACCAGTGCGGCTTCCTCATATCCGCCAAGCATGCCAAGTCGACGCACGGCGGTATGCGCCCAGGGCAAACCGCGAACCTGGTCAACATCTTCAGGCACGAACAGATGAATGATTTCTGATGCCGGAACACGTTCATGTCTGACAGCGCGCCGATCGCTGGGTTTGACCTTCAAATGATAGGCAACAGGTTTAAGCCATTTGTCGCGTTCGACACCCATCAGGATGTCAGCACCATTGGCAAGGCCCGTTGTCAAACGGTGGTCCAGCGCATCCGCCGGGATCAGTTGCAAGGCATAACCGAATTTGTTTGGAAAGCCGCGAACCTCACGCAATAACACTTCACCATCACGCGGCAGGTTCAGGGCAACGGCACAAAGAACATCGAACCAGCTATATTTGCCGCAGACCGTGCAAACGCCTTTTTTACCCCAGTCAGACCATGCGGTTTCAATAACCTCGTTGGCAAAAACATCCAGCTTCCCGTTATCATCGCGACACCGGTTTTGAAGCTTGATCCCGGTTGGTCCCACAACATTGCGTCGAACCATCCGAAGGAACTGCTTGAAATAGTCGTTGTTCATCGCCAGACGGCGGGAATTGGACCGCAGCTTGACCAGATCGTTTTTCAGATAGTCATTCAGCGGGCCTATTTCGCCCACCCAGTCCGACATCAAACGGTCGGCCCGCGCACCCGCGAAACTGCGGTACGATGTACGACGGTTAGGTGTACGGCGCATGGTGGGCGTATGACGAACTGGATCGGGCGTATCGCCGAACATGCGTTCGATGCCTCTGCCGACAAATTTGAATGGATTGACCATGCTAACCTCTAAACCGTGTCACAACCTTGCGACCGATCTTTTTCCCGCGTGCGGCCATATCGGCCCGTGTTTCGTTGTCGACTTCGCGTTTGTAGCGGTCACGCAACAGCAACAGGTTCGCGATTGCCGTGCGTTTAAGGCTTCGACCGTCGATCTGGTATTCTTCCTGATCTTTGGTTGCCCGCCGCTCTATAACGGCTTCAATCGCTGTTAAAACCCGTTGCGCGTGACTGGTTGCGTCAAGCGTTGCGGCAGCGGCGAAATCCGCCAGCACTTCAATTGTGCCGGTTCCAACGCGATATCGGTCACCATCCTTTGAAACCGATGCTTCAAACCGGTATGTGCCAGCCGCGTAAGCTGCCGTGTCTGGTGCCGCCTGATAGATTTTGAACCCGTCATCATCGCCAATGGCATCAAATGCGATTTTCGCTATTGCATTGATCAGGGTGTATTTCAGGGTCCAGCCTTCACCGGCAGGGTAGGCGGCAAGATCATCCCGCCGCCAGTTCCAGCTATCACCGGCAACCAGTTTTTGCGGTTCTGCCATGTTAACTCCATCCACCAACAAAACCGCCGCCCCGGCGTTTGGGGCGGCGTTTCTGATTTGGTTTTGCCTTCGGGGCTGTTGTTCCATCAGGCGAAGCTGGGTCATCGGGCATCGCCGCAGGCGCGCCGTTCATCCCGGCCAGAAGGTCGCCTTGTTCAGATACCGGCGCACGGCACCGAACGGCTTCCCATTTCGCCCAGTCGTTGTCTGTCATCACGCCGACGCCTTTATGCACCGCCAGCGCAGCGTTATAGATCGAACAGTCGTGATAGTGGTTGGGCCCGGTCGCGACCCATTCCTTGACCGTGCGACCTTTGACTTCGCGGTTCTTGATATGCTCCGCCGTTAACTGCTTGAAGAACCGTTCATCATGCAGGGCCTCGGTATAGTGCATGAAGCCAGGCGGGTTGAATTCCGCCCCGTCGCGCATGCCGTCCTTGCGCAGGTTGGCATACATTTCGGCTTTCAAACCCCAGGTTCCGATATGCCACAATTCCACACCACGCCGCAGGCGTTTGCCGCGAATGTTGATATCGACCTTTGTGGGCGTCGATGAAATCGCCGCCTTGTGCCAGCCATCCTCACCCTTTAATGCCATCGCCTTCGGGCGCGACCGGCACCATTGATACACCGTGTTCGAGTTAAAACCCGAATCAACCCCGAAGGCATCGACCTGCCATGTGTTGCCATAGGCATCGGGGTAACGTCGGTCATAGACCTGATCAAGCTTGCCCCATACCGGGTTCGCGGGATCGGCGGTATCACCTTCGAGAAACCCGATGTCAATTGACCACGACTGTTTGTCGCGGCCCCACGCCTTGACTTCGTAATAGATGCCATCGGCCTGAATGTCCGCAGCCCCGGTAAGGATGATGCCACCGGGCGGGATGGTCCGCGGGCCATAGGTTTCGCGCCGGACATAAAGGCGATCCCATTCAGGCGCATCGCCACGCTCTTCCCACGCTTCGCCAAGCCATAGATTGACGAATGCCTTCAGCTTGCGGGGATCGCCCTTGGCCT